ATGGCACGTGTTCGCGGTTTACTTGCGGATCACTTAGCGCCGGGCGGTCAAGTAGGATAATGTCAGCAATCTCTACCCTACGAGGAACAATCGCTACCGCGCTAGCTGATGATACGGCGTGGCAGGTGTTTTCCTTCCCACCTGCCACACCGCTTGCTAATAGCATCGTGGTGCAGCCTGATGATCCTTATATTGAGCCAAGCAACGACCATTACAAAACCATTAAGCCTAAGGTTAACTTTAAATTAATAGTGCTAACCCCTATGTTTGATAACCAAGGCAACCTAATTAACATTGAAGATTATTATTTGAATATAGTAAACAAGCTGGAAGCATCGTCAATTGTATATTCCATTGGCACTTTCAGCGCACCGGCGGTCTTAACCGGAACAGCAGGCGATCTGCTATCCGGGGAAGTATCAATCAGCGTACTATCCGATTGGAGCTAAAACATGGCTGATATAGACAAAGAACGCGAGGCTTTTCTTGCCAAAATCGGCCAGGTTGAGCCAAGCGAAAAAGCACCAAAACCAACAACTAAGAAAGAAGAGGAATAAGCTAACATGGCTGTATTTTTAAACAATACTGTTGGCCTAAAGATTAACGCGATTGATCTTAGCGACCACGTAACGTCAGTTACTCTTAATCGTGCTGCTGATGAACTTGAGGTCAGCGCCATGGGGGACACCGCGCACAAATTTGTAAAAGGGTTAGAATCAGCAACCCTTACTGTTTCATTTTTAAATGACACAGCAACATCAAACGTATTACAGACACTTAATGCCGCATTTGGTACTACTGTGGCTGTAAAGATGGTACAGCAGAAAGTTCCAGCAGTATCGGCAACTAATCCGCTTTACACCTTTGATATTCTAGTCAACAACCTAACACCTATTAACGGCGCGGTTGGCGATATTGGAACACAAGACATTACATTTACTGTAAACTCCGCTGTAACAGTAGCCGACACCGGCACGTTCTAATTTAACAAAGGGGCAAAAATGGCAAGTCTTAAAGTTGTGAGGGCAGATGGCACGGAAAGTATCCATGAGATAACACCAGCCGTTGAATATGCTTTTGAGCAATATGCTAAGAAAGGCTTTTACAAGGCTTTCAGAGAAGATCAAAAGCAGAGCGATATTTATTGGCTTGCTTGGGAGTGTCTGCGTAGAGCAGATGCGCCAGACGTATTTCCATTTGGGGATAAGTTTCTAAGCACTTTAAAGGCTGTTGAAGTTCTTGGTGATGATTCCCCAAATGGCTAACGCGTGATTCCTATACGTACAGAGTAGCCCAGCTAGCTGTACATACAGGGATTGCGCCTAGTGAGTTTATCAATATGGATAGCAGTATGTTAAGAGCTATACAAGAAGTGCTAAAGAAACAGGCGGAAGATAGGAATCATGCCAGTAGAGGTAGAAGGTCTAGAAGGGTTTAGAAAAGCCCTGAAAGAATTAGCACCTAATATAGCCAAGGAAATGAACAATCAGATTAAAGCTCAATTAAGCCCTATTGTTCAAGATGCTAGGGCTAAAGTGCCTGCGTTTGTTTTTGGCCCACCAAACAATTGGTCAAACAATCCTGGTAGCGGTTTTCCAGAATATAACCCATCGCTCATTAGAGCTGGGCTTGTTTATTCTATGGCTGGTCAAAAGAAAACCAAGGGTGGCTTTAAGTCTATGATTAGCCTACTAAACAAAAACGCTGCCGGCGCAATTATTGAAACAGCAGGCAGAACTAACCCTTATGGCAGACCTACAAGCCACATGGTATCTATTGGTAGATATGGTCGCACTATGCGTATCAAAACCACGAAAGATAGTCAGAGCAATAATCCAGATGCAGGTAACATGATGATCAACAGGCTGGATGCTCACGTTGGAGAATTGCAGAATTACAAAGCAAGCAACCCAAAAACCCGTGGTCGTTTACTTTATGCAGCTTATGCAGAAAACCAAGGCAAAGCGGTTGCCGCTATTATGAATGCAATTAACAAAGCAAGAGAAGATTTTAACAGGCAATCTGTGCTTTATGATTACAAGAAGGTGGCTTAATGAGTACTAACATTGTTGTTCGCATCATTGGCGAACTTAAAGATGCTGGATTTATTAAAGCTGAGAAACGATCATCTGCCTTAGAAAAGAAGTTTGATAAATTAGGAAAGACGGCTAAGCGCACATTTTTGGCTATTGCTGGTATCGGTGCGCTGAAAAAATCAATCACCGCGTTTGCTGCTGAAGATAAAGCTGTTAGGCAGTTAACAGTATCCTTGAACAATTTAGGTTTAGCCTACAACGTTCCAGCCTTAGAAGCGTTTATCAAACAAACAGAATTAGCCACAGGTGTTTCTGGCGAACAATTACGCCCGGCCATACGTGATCTTGTAGCAACTACCTTAGATGCCGAGCAGGCAACGCAATTATTAAACACAGCACTTGATTTAGCAGCAGGCACGGGCGCAAGTTTAGATGCAACTGTCAACGCACTAACAAGAGCCTTTAACGGGAACTTTGCTTCACTAGGCAAAATCCAAACAAGATACACATCTGCTGAACTTGAAGCTATGGGATTTGCTGAAGCAATAGCAACCCTTAATGGTGAGTTCAAAGGCACATCTGCTGCTGCTGCGGATTCGTATCAAGGCAAAATAGACAGGTTAGGCACAGCCCTAGATGATGCCGCCAAGATTATTGGTGAAGATGTTTTACAGGCTTTAGAGAAGTTAGCAGATGGCGATTTTGATAAAGTGTTATCTGGTATTGCCAATGCTGCCAATTTCTTAGGATCAGCATTTAATTCATTAGCATTTAGTTTGGCTTATACCCGTGAGTTTTTAGGCACAGGATTTAGAATTGATGCTGGTGAACAGGCTAAATTAGATGCTATAAAGAATCAGTTTTTCCCAACACCTGGATTTGGTGGAACTAGAACAAACCCTGCCTTGCTGCGTGATTATGCTAAACAATTAGAATTACAAAAGAAGATTGTTAAAGAGCGCGACAAAGCCGTTAAGTTATCTGAGAAAGACAAGAAGAATCAGGCTGCACTTGCTAGGGCAAAGGCTGTATTTGACTTAGAGAAGATACAGATAGAGGCCGCATTACAGGGCAAGATTACTGAAGAAGAACGCACACGTTTGTTGCTTATGAAGGCTATCTTAGAAGAAGACGCTGATAAAGCAGAAAAACTATCTGCAAAGCTAGAAACGATACAAAAGCAAACTTTAGAACTAGCAGAATCTTTAACTACGCTTGAAGCAAACGATCCGTTTGCCAAGTGGGGCGATTACTTTGATGCCGCTAAAAAGAACATTAAAGATTTGTTTGACACATTAGCCAAGCAACAGATGGCTTTGAATGAATTGATGACAGGTATTGCAACTAGCAGGGCTACTGCTAATGCCAATGTTATTGCTGCTAAAACAGATAAGGCCACAGCATTTAAAGAAGCTGCTGAGGCTTCAGGCGTGTTTGCTGGATTGTCAACAGCAGATGCAGCAGCAGCCGTAGTGGCAGCCGCCGAAGCCGTTGCAGCAGCAACCACACCTGAAGAAAAGGCAGCAGCCCAAGAAGCAGTAGATGCTGCCAACGCTTATGTGGATGCCACAAGCCTACTAACAGAAAGCCTAGCAGCAGCAGATTTAGCAGCAGCATTAGCAAGCCTTGAATTGGCCAATGAGTATCTAAATCAATCTATTGAAGCTGCAACAAGCCAAGGCATAATTCCTGAAGTTAATGTTAATGTAACTTTAGAAGGCACAGGAATCTTTGCTGAAGATTTGGCTGAGGTCATCACAGACATTCAATACAACTATCAAAAAACAGGCAAGGGCTTACTGCTCAGCAGTAGGGCGATTTAATGCCAGCACCAACGCTGCGTGTCTTTGTTGACTTTGACAGCGATACCGCTTTTGAGATTAACCCTTTAATCTTAGGTAGCGCAACTGAAGGCATACTAGGCACAAATACTCTTGGCTCAGGCACGTTGCCGATTGAGATTACAGATCTAGTAAGTAGAGTTTCTATCAGGCGTGGGCGCAATCGTTTAACATCCCAGTTTGAAGCTGGCACAGCCAATGTAACGCTTTATGATCAAACGGGTGATTGGAATCCTACTAACCCAGCCAGTATCTACTATCCAAACCTTGTTCCGCTAAGACAAATCATTATCTATGCTACCTACAACAACCAAGATTACTTTTTGTTCTCAGGATTTATTAACACTTACGACACAGGCTTTAGACAAGGCAACGATGAACTAAGCACAGTTACCCTGCGCTGCGTAGATGGCTTTAAGTTGCTTGCAGGCTCAGGCATAACAACTGTTACAGGCTCAGGGGTACAAACTTCAGGGGCTAGAGTAAATGCCATCCTAGATGAGATTGAATGGCCTTTAAGCTTGCGTAACGTAGATACAGGTGATTCCACCCTTCAGGCAGACCCAGGCACAGATAGGGATGCCCTTCAGGCGCTGTTTAACGTGGAACAGAGCGAGTTTGGGGGCATCTTCCTAGATGCCAATGGCAAGGTTGATTTCGTAAGCCGTAATGCCCTTATAGCCACGCCAGCGTTCCCGGTCTATGAGTTCAGCGATCAAGGCACAGACATCTCATACACCAATGCGGTAGTAGCGTTTGACGATACTAATCTAATAAATGATGTTACTATCACACGCCTAGGCGGTACTGCTCAGAATGTATTTGACCAGCCTTCAATTGATAAGTTCTTCCTACATTCAGGCCAGCGTTCAGACATCTTGGTGCAGACCAATGCTGAGGCTTTAAACCAAGCGCAAGGCATCCTAGCCACACGCAAAGACCCTGAAGTACGCATAGATAGCATTCAGCTGAATCTCTATGATGATACAAACCCCAATAAGCCATTGGCAGGGGTAGACATAGAATTGCTTGATGGTGTAACAGTTACTAAGACTACCCCTGGCTCATCTAGCGTGGTGCAATCAAGCCTAGTAAATGCTATTCATCACGACATTACCAAGTCATCCTGGATGACTACCCTATACACAACAGAACCGCTACTGGCAGGCTTTGTCTTAGATTCCGATATATCGGGTATACTAGACACAGACGTGCTGAGCTACTAAGGAGAACAAATGGCAGGCGCAGGATATAAGTTGTTCCAAACCGGGGATGTGCTTACGGCAGCCCAGGTCAATACGTATTTAAATGAGCAAACAGTTATGGTGTTTGCTAATGCTGCTGCACGCACCAGCGCGCTTACCAGCGTATTAGCTGAAGGTATGGTTTCTTATTTACAAGATACCAATGCAGTTGAAGTTTACAATGGATCAGCTTGGGTAGGCGTTAGCGGTGCTGGTGATGTAACTGAAGTTCAAGCTGGTACAGGTATATCAGTAGCTAGTGGTACTGGTCCGATACCAGTTGTTACAAATACTATGGCAACTGCTATCGATGCGGAAGGTGATTTAATAATTGGGGATGCAGCAGATGCTTTTCAACGCCTAGCTATTGGATCAAATACACACGTTTTAACAGTAGATACAAGCGTTGACGGCAAAATTAAATGGGCTGCACCTGCTGGTGGTTCAAGTGGCCCTGCATTTAGGGCTTTTAGAAATACATCAGCGCAAAGCGTTACAGCAGCAACTTGGACTAAAGTGCAACTAAATGGCGAAACTTTTGACACAGCTTCTTGCTTTGATAGCACAACTAACTATAGATTTACGCCTAATGTTTCTGGCTATTATAGTTTGCTTGCAACAATACTTGGTGAAACACAGACAGCAACTACACAATATACACAAGTAGCAATTTACAAAAATGGTTCATTAGCCTCTAGGGGAACCGCAGCAATTGCACAAGGAGATGAGGCCCGCGCTGTAGTCAATGATTTAATTTATTTTAACGGAACTACTGATTATGTTGAACTTTTTGGATTTATTACTGCAGGAACAGTTAATGAAAACTTTATCAATGGAACTGATAATACTTATTTCTCAGGCGTTTGGATTAGGAGCTAAAATGGATTTATATGAACAGATAATGGCAACTTATCCAGAATTGCCGCAAAATGTTTTTACAAAAGGCATTATTGTTTTAAGAAATGACAGCGATGGAGTTGGCGATTACATTGAAAAATGGGAATACACAGAGCCGATTCCAGATGGACTAAGCCTAGGCAAGCCAAACGCCTAGGCACAATCCCTCAAGATTATGCTATTTAAATGCTATAATAAATAGATATGGCAAAGCTATGCAAGGCAGGGATACAACTACGCGAGCAGGTAGATGATGCGTTCCCCGATAGAGATAGAACTTCAGATGGCTGGATCGGTGATAAACGTCATTCAGCGCGTAAGTCCGATCACAATCCTACTGCTGAAGGCATTGTACGTGCCCTTGACCTTGACGTTGATTTTAGGTCGCACAAAGCGGAGCCCTATGACTTTGCGGATCAGCTACGATTACTTGCCAGACTTGATAAAAGAATCTCTTATATCATCTTCAACGGCAAAATTGCCAGCTACAAACGCAATTACAAATGGAGAAAGTACACCGGGATAAACCCACATAAGACACATATTCACATTAGCTTTACTGCTAAGGGCGATTCAGATGGCAGTATGTTTGAAATACCGATACTAACAGGAGAGCCCTTAAATGGAACAAGCAAAGCAAGTAA